GTCAGGCCGAGTTATCTCCCCTGGAAACGCGCCGGACCTCGCCGACGCGGTCGAGCTCGTCCCGCCGCGCCTGGAAACAGGCCGGCCGAGTGACGTCGTCGGGAGCTACGGCGCCGAGGCGACGGGATGGATTCGCGCCTACTTGCGCGCCGAGCTCCGTCCGTGGCAACGGTACGCGCTCGAGCGAATCCTCGAGCATCGGGCCGACGGTTCGCTGCGATGGCGGCGCGTGATCCTCACCGTTAGCCGGCAATCCGGGAAGTCGGTCCTAGCGCGCGGTCTATGCGCGTGGCGCGTCGGCGCGTGCGACCTGTTCGGCGAGCCTCAAGAGGTTTTGCACGTCGCGAATCTACGCTCGACCGCGGCGCGGATTTGGAAGGACGCGGCGCATACGCTCGAGGAGACTGTCGGCGCGACGGTTCGCCGCTCGAATGGTCAAGAGGCGATCGAGCTCATGGACGGTTCGGCGTGGCGGCTCGCCGCGTCGACGCTCGACGGCGGCGTCGGCTCGAGCGTCTCGCTCGGGTTCGTCGATGAGGCCTGGCGCGTCTCGCGCGACGTCGTCGACGGCTCGATCGCGCCGACGATGCTCGAGCGCGTCTCGCCGCAACTCGTCCTCGTCTCGACGGCCGGCGACGGCGGCTCGACCTTGCTCCTCGAGGATCGCGACGCCGCGATCGCGCAACTCGCCGACCCTGACTCGGCGCGAATCTTGCTCCTCGAGTGGTCGGCGGCGCCCGAGGCCTACCCGGACGATCGCGAGGCGTGGCGGCAGGCGTCGCCGCATTGGACGGCGCAGCGTCTCGAGGCGCTGACGCACGCTTACGCGACGACGCCGTCCGAGTCGGATTGGCGCCGTCAATACTTGAATCAGTGGGTCCTCGCGGCGCGCTCATGGATCGCGCCGAGTCAGTGGAAGGACGCGGCCGAGCTCGAGCTCGAGCTCCCGGCGGCGCCGGCCGGGACGCTCGCGATCAACGATCAGGACGGCGCGCCGGGCGCGTGCGGCTACGCGCTCGCCGTCCTCGACGCCGCCGGCGACGTGCGTCTCACCGGGCGCGCGTTCGCCTCGAGGCGCGCGCTATGGACGGAGCTCGAGGAGCTCGTCGCGCGCCGGCGAGGGATCACGCTCCTCTATCCGGCCTCGTTCGCCGAACACGTCGAGAAGCTCCGCGGGCTGACGGCCGTCAAAGTCGGGACGGCCGAGCAGCGCGCCGGCTACGGGCCGACGCTCGCCGCGATCGTCGACGGCCGGCTCCGTCACGACGGCGACGAGGAGCTCACTCGGCAAATGCTGACGGCGACGCCGGTTACGGTCCCGGACGTCGGGACGACGCTCTCGGCGAAGCGATCGCCGGGCCCGATCTATCTCGCGCGCGCCGCGGTTTGGGCGGTCGGATTCGAGCTCCGTCCCGACCGCCGCCGGCGCGCGATGGTCGTCTCGGGATAGCTCGAGCTCATCGGATCGGACTAGTCGAAATCGACGAGGGCGCCGGCGGCGATCGACGGGCATCCTCGAGGACGTGGGTCGGCGACTCCGTCTCATCACCGGGAGCTCGAGCTCGAGCTCGGAGCTCGCTCCTCGCCGGCGGGCGCTCGTCCCGGCGATCACGTCCGGGACGCCGCTCGAGGTGGCCGAGCTCGCATGGATCGCCGAGGCGGTTTCGCGCGAGTCGGCGCTCTCGATTCCGGCGTGCGTCGCCTGCCGAAACCTCGTCGTCGGGACGGCGACGCAAATCACGCCGTACCGTTACCGCGGCGCCGAGCGGCTCGATCCGGGCTGGCTCCTGACGAAGCCCGATCCGTCGACGACGTGGCCGGCGACGCTCGCCGGCACGATCGACGATCTAGCGTTCTGCGGTCGCGCGTATTGGCGCGTTCTCGATCGCGACGCCGAGGGATGGCCGCGGCGGGCGCGATGGACGCCGTTCGTCGACGTGACGGCCGAGACGCGCTCGACGGGCGGCTCCTGGCAGGAGCTCACCGGCTACCGGATCGCCGGCGTCGACGGCGTCGTCCCGGTCGCCGACGTGATCCGGTTCGACTCGCCGCTCCCGGCGCTCCTGACGATCGGCGCCCGGACGCTCGCCGCGGCGATCGAGCTCGAGCAGGCGGCGCGCCGGCTCTCGGCCGTCGAGCTCCCGGCCGGGACGCTGACAAACGAGGGGACCGAGCTCTCGAAAGAGGAGGCGAAAGAAATCGTCGCCGACTTTCAGACGAGCCGGCGCGAGAACGGCGTCGCCTGGCTGCAGGGCGTTAGCTACTCGCGCGAGGCGATTTCGCCGGCCGACTTGCAACTCGTCGAGGCGCGCGCGAACGTCGCGACCGACGTCGCGCGCCTCTGGAATGTCCCGGTCGCAATGATCGGCGCGTCGCCGTCCGGCAATGCGAGCGCGCTCCTCTACTCGAACCTGTCGCAGCAACTCGCGATACTCGTCTCGAGCGCCGTCGCGCCGTATCTACGGACGGTCGAGGAGACGCTCTCGGACGCGACGCCGGCGGGCCAGTCGGTCGCGTTCGACGTGCAGACGTTCCTACGCTCGGACCCGCAAGCCGCGGCCGATTACGCGATCGCTCTCTATGGCGCGCAGATCATCACGCTCGAGGAGGCGCGCGGCTATCTCGGCATCCCGACGTCGATCGCGACTCCCGACCTCACTCCCGGAAAGGTGTAGCCATGCTCAGATTCGAGATGGACGTCCTAGCCGCCGACCTCGAGGCGCGCACGATCGCCGGCGTTATCGTCCCGTTCGGCGAGGCCGCGCGGCCGACCGGCGCGCCGTTCCCGCTGCGGTTCGGGCCCGGCTCGATCCGCGCCGCTCGAGCTCGGACGCCGCTCCTACTCGACCACGATCGCGGCCGGCCGGTCGGCGTCCTCGCGAGCCTCGCCGATGGGCCCGTCGGGACGCTCGCCTCGTTCCGTATCGACGCGACGCCGCTCGGCGACGAGGCGCTCGTTCAGGCGGCGTCGGGCTCGCGCGGCGCGTTCTCGATCGGCGCCGAGCTCGTCGGCGAGATTCGCGCCGGCGCTGACGGCGTCGGCGACGTCGACGGCGGCGAGGCCTACGCGAACGTCGTCGAGGTTTCGCTCCTGGCGCTCGGCGCCTACGCCGGCGCGTCCGTGACGCACGTCGCCGCCGAGGACGAGCCGCCCGTCGAGGACGGCGACCAGGAGGACGAGGACGACGACGAGCTCGAGGACGAGCTCGACGACGACGAGGCCGGCGAGGGCGCCGGCGACGACGAATCCGAACAGGAGGACGCAACGATGGAAGCATCGAACGCGGCGCCCGTGATCCTCGCGACGCGCCATCCCGAACCGCGCGAGCTCTCGGCCGGCGAGCTCGTCTGCCTGACGATCCGCGCGCAACACGGCGAGCGCGAGGCCGTCCGGCTCCTCGAGGCGGCGCTCGTCGAGTCAATCTCGACCGACGTCTCGGGGCTCCTCCCGCCGACCTATGAGCGAACCGTGATCGGCGGGAAGGAAGTCGCGCGGCCGCTTTACAACGCTTTTCGCTCGAGGCCGCTCCCCGGCGTCGGGCTCCTCGTCTCGAAACCGAAGTGGACGACGCTCCCGAACGGCGCATGGGCGGCGTCGGTCGACGCCGACGCGACCTCGACGAAAGTCGTCGTCGGCTCGCAGACGGCCGACGTGATCCGGTGGGATTGGGCCGGCGCGATCCCGTGGGTCGTCGTCCAGCGATCCGACCCGAGCATCGTCGACGAGATTTACGCCGAGGCCGTCCAGGACTGGTATCTCGACGTCGAGGCGAAGGTCTACGGCGAAGTCGGCGCAGCGTCGCCGGGAACGGCGACCACGCTCGGCGCCGCGATCGCCGAGTTTTTCGTCGCGACCGGGAATCAGAGGGCGCCCGAGCTCATCATCATGGCGCCCGACGTTTGGGGCGAGTTCGCCGACGCCGGCGCGCTGTCGGTCCCGCTCGCGCAGGGCGGCGTCTCGGGCTCGGAGCTCTCGACGACGTTCGCCGGCATCCCGGCGATTACGTCCGGGACGCTCCCGGCCGGCGAGGTGATCCTCGCGACTCGGCGCGCCGTCGACGCGCGCGTGACCGAGCCGGTTCGCCTGACGGCGAACGCGATCGGCGCGCTAAACGTCGAGCTCGCCGTCGTCGGCGAGGGGCTGTTCGATACCGACTATCCGGCCGAGCTCCTGAAGCTCGCCGGCGTGACGCCGGCGCGCGCGATGCCGGGCGGCTCGAGCTCGAGGAGCTCGCGCTAATCCGATGCCGGCCGAGTGGCTGACCGTCGAGGACGTCGCCGGGTATCTCGACCTACCCGGCGACGTCTCGGCCGACGATAACCTCGCGCTCTCGACCGCGGCGGCGAAAGCCGCGGTCGAGCGCCGGCGATCCGACCTCGACCTCGCCGGCGAGTCGACCGTCGTCCCGGCCGACATTCACGCCGGCGCGATCATTTGGGCCGGCCTCATCTATCAAACCCGGAACGCGCCGAGCGGGTTCGCCGGCTACGGCGACGAGACGATGGTCTATGACGCTCTCGGCGCGCGGCGCGCCGAGGTTATGCGTTTGCTCGGATGGCGCCGGCCGGTGGTCGCATGAGCGCGACGGCGACGACGCCGGCGGTTCGGGCGCTCGAGGCCTTGCTCGAGCTCCTCGAGGACGCCGGAATCGAGGCGACCGACGACGCGGGCGCGTTCTACCCGCAACCGGCCGGCGTCGTCGTCGGGCTCCCGAGCTACGTCGGGCGAACGCTCGGAGCTCGGCGCTACACCGTGGCGGTTCACGTCGTCTCGGGCGATCCATTGAATAGCCGGCTCGCGCGCGATCGCGCTTTCGCGCTCGCCGACGCGGTCGCGCTCGCCTGCCGGATCGACGCCTATCGCCCGACGTCCTGGCGCGGCGGCGTGAATACCGAGCCGCTCCCGGCGATCGAGCTCATCGTTCCTATCAACGTCCCAGAGGAGGCCTAGCCAATGTCGACCACGTTTGCAGACTCCCGTCTCGGGCCCGGCACCCTGCAACTCGGGACGGCCGAATACGGGCAGCAAATCACGAATGTAGTCCTGACCCCGAGCCTCGACTCGACGGACGGGACGCCGACGCTCGCCGACCCCGAGCCGCTCCCCGAACAGAAGGAAACGTGGGCGCTCGAGGGCTCGGCGATCCAGGATTTCGAGCTCGCGACCGGGTTCGTCAACTACTGTTTTGACAACTCGGGCTCGAGCGTCCCGTTCACTTGGACGCCGGCGACCGATCTAGGCGTCACGTTCACCGGGACGGTCCTCGTCTCGGCCGTCCCGATCGGCGGCGACGCCGGCGTGCAGGTTACGGCCGACTTCTCGTTTCCGGTCGACGGGAAGCCGGTCCGGACGATCACGCCGCCCGCCGGCAACGGCGCGAGCTCGGCGAAGTCAAAAGCGGCGGCTTAGCCGATGCTGAAAATCACGGGAACGGTCGAGCTCAAATCCGGCGAGGTTCAGCATTGGACCGCGGGAACGTCGGCGATGGCCGAGTGGGAGCTATGGGCGCACCGTCACGGGCTCCCGACCGATCCGACGCTCTCGCGGTTCGTTTGGATGCACGTCCTCGCCTATTACGGGCTGACGGGAGGCCTCGAGGGGTTCGACGCCTGGCGCTCGACCGTCGTCGGCGTCGACGTCGACGCCGAGGGGCTCGAGACGGCGAGCGTCGTCCCTCCTACCCTGCGGGCAGCGTCCGGCGAATGATCGTCGAGCTCGCCGTCGTCCTTCGCTGTTCGGTCGCCGAGGTTCTCGAGCTCGAGGATCGCGACCTCGCGACGCTCGTCGACGTCGTCGGGCGCCGGCGATGAGCTCGTTTAGCGTCGATATGCAGGGGATGAAGGAAACGCAACGGGCGCTCGACGTCCTCGAGCGGGCGCTACATCATCCGAGCGGCGGCGAGCTCCGCGCGACGGCTGACGGGCTCCGCGGCGAGCTCGTCGGCGCGCTCGTCGCCGCGGCCGGCGGGAGCGGCGTCCCGGTCGCCTCGAGGGTCGCGCAATCAATCCGGCCGAGCTCGCAGGGCTCCTGGCCGGCCGTCTCGATCGGCGGCGGCGTCCCGGTCGGACGTTACGGCGCGATCGCGGCGAAGCTCCTATGGGGCTCGGAACGTGGGCCCGCCGGCGAGCCGAATCGGTTTGCCGTCTCGCCGAACGGCGCCGGCTATTGGATCGCGCCGACCGTAAAGGCGTTCAAGGACGGTCCCGGTATGCGCGCGTTCACTAAGGCGGTCGACGCGCTCGCGGCGAAAGCAGGGTTTCACTAGTGGCCGGGCCCGGCGACATTCTCATTACGATCGGCGCGAAAACCGCCGAGGCGGTCGGCGAGCTCGGGCATCTGAACACGGCGCTCGACAAGACGGCGTCGACCGGCGACAAGATGAAATCCGGGCTGCAGAAAGCCGCATTGCCGGCCGCGGCCGCTCTCACGGCCGTAACCGCGGCGGCGATTTCGGCGGGTAAAGCCGCGATGGAGGACGCCGCCCTCTATGAGCATTTCTCGACGGCGCTCAAGAACACGACGAGCGCGACCGACGCTCAGATTTCCGCGGTCGAGGACTACATCGGCAAAACCGAGCAGGCGACCGGCGTCGCAGACGATCAACTCGTCCCGGCGTTCGAGGCGCTCGCGCGCGCAACCGGCGACACCACGGAGGCGCAAACGCTGATGAATCAGGTCCTCGACATTTCGGCGGCGACCGGGAAGGACGTCGAGACGGTCGCGAACGCGGTCGCTAAGGCGCATGAGGGGCAGACGGCGCAGCTCGCGAAACTCGCGCCGGGACTATCCGAGGCCGCGCGCAAGTCAAAGGATTTCGACGTGATTATGGGCGAGCTCGCCGACACCACGGGCGGCGCGATGGCGTCGGCGGCGAACACGGCGCAGGGTCAAATGGCGCGCCTGAAAATCGCGACCGGAAACCTAAACGAGCAACTCGGCTACATCCTCCTGCCGATCCTCGAAAAGCTATTGCCGATGCTGACGCAAATGGCGATATTCGCGCAACAAAACTCGAAGCTAATCGCGGCGCTCGCGGCCGTCGTCGCCGTTCTCTCGGCCGGCATTCTCGCGGCGAACGTCGCGATAAAGGCATATGAGGCGCTGCAAATCGCCGTGAAAGTCGCGACCGCGGCATGGACGGCGGCGCAATGGCTCCTAAACGCGGCGCTCTCGGCGAACCCGATCGGGCTCGTCGTCGCCGCGATCGCGGCGCTCGCCGCCGGCCTCGTCATTGCCTATAAGAAATCCGAGACGTTTCGCGACATAGTCCAGGGCGCGCTACATGCGGTCGAGGCCGCGGGCCGAGCTCTCGAGCAGGCGTTCAAGGCACTTTGGGATATGGCTAAACAGGCGTTCGATTGGATCGTCGCGCATTGGCAAGTCGCCGCGTTTGCATTCGGGCCGCTCGGCGTCGCGATCGCGCTCATCGCTGAGAACTGGGACAAAGTCGCCGCGGCCGCTCGAGCCGCCGGCGACATTATGAGCTCCGTCCTCGACGCCGTCTCGAGCGCGATCCATTCGGTTATAGGCGCGGTCGAGAGTCTGATTTCGGCGCTCGGCCGGATTCACGTCCCGGACATTCACTTGCCGCATATTCCCGGCGTCAACCTCGCCTACGCCGGCGCGCCGGCCGTCGCCGGCTACTCGACGGGCCCGGCTCCTCGAGGCGCCGTCGCGACGGGCCCGACGTTCAACATTTACGGCGCCGTCGACCCCGAGGGAACCGCGCGCGCCGTTCGCCGCGTCCTTATGCAATCCGACCGCCGGATGGGACGGAGCTCCTAATGCCATACAACAAACAGACGTGGGTCGACAAACAGACGCCGGTCGACGCCGCGCATATGAACTACCTCGAGGACGCGCTCGCCGAGCTATGGGCGCTCGTCGACCAAGTCGGCGGCGGCGGCGGGCTCCCGATCGGCGGCATATTCCCGTGGGCCGGGCATCCGAACCCGCCCGCCGGACACCTATTCTGCGACGGCGCCGCGATCCTCCGCGCCGACTTCCCCGAGCTCTACGCGATCATCGGCGACCATTTCGGCGCCGGCGACGGCTCGACGACGTTCAATCTCCCGGACACTCGCGGCCGGATGCTCGTCGGTTTCGGGACGCACGGCTACGTCGCGTTTGGCGCAAACGAGGGAATCGCCGACGTCAACTCGCGTATCCCGCACCACGGGCACCCGCATAACATCAGCCTGCCCGACCATGGCCACGGGTTCAGCGATCCCGGACACTCGCATTTGATCGACGAATACGAGTTTGGGACGGCCGGCGGCGCGCTCTCGATCGGACACTCGAATCAGGCCTCGGGCGCGCTGCGTAAGCAATCGTGGATACGGGCGCAGGGAACGGGCGCGAGCGTCGGCGGCGCGACCTCGCTCCCGGCGATCAATGGTCAAGTCGGGCCCGGCCTAAGCCAAACCCAAACGCCGCCCTATCTCGTCGTCCATTACGTGATCCGAGCTCAATAGCCGTGGCCGGCGAGTGGTCCGAGCCGTCGATCGTCGGGACGTTTCTATGCGGCGAGCGGCTCGTCGGCTCGGGCGAGTTTGCCGATTGGATCTATTCGATTCGGCTCGACGGCGTCGAGCTCGACCTCGCCGACGTCCTCGCCGACTTGACGATCCGAGTCGGGCGCGACGACGTCACCGGCTCGCCGCAACCGTCGAGCCTCGCGCTCGCATTGCATCCCGTCGACCGCGCGTTTACGCGCCTGTTTTCGTGCGGAACGTCGATCGAGGTTCGGGCGTTCGGGCCCGACGCCGATCCGTGGGCGCTGTTTACGGGCGTCGTCTCGGACGCCGAGCTCGACGACGATCTCCTCGCGATCGCCGCGGCCGGCGTCCTCGCGAACGCGAACCGCGTCGAGCTCGACATTTCGGGGTGGGTCGCCGAGACGTGGTCGGCTCGAGCGGCGCGGCTACTCGGCTCGACGAGGTTCGGCTACGTCGTCGAGCCCGATCCGAGTTTCGATCCGATCCTCGAGCCGCCCGTCAACCTCGACACCGGCCTGATGCTTTTCGCGACCTATGCGAGCTCGCTCGCCGACGCGGTCGGCGCCGCGATCGTCGACACTCCCGACGGCCGGCTCGTCGCGCAGGCGATCGGCTCGCGCTCGACGAGGCCTCATAGCGTCCATGCTCTCGATCCGGCGAAAGTCGCGTTTGCTCCTAAGTGGCTGCAGACGCTCGACGTCGTAAACGTGATCGAGGTTCAGTATGGGCCCGACGACGCCGTCGTCTCGACGATCGTCTCGGATCAAGCGTCGATCGACCGTTTCGACCGGCGCTCGACGTCGATCGAGGCGACGCGGATTCAGGACGCCGGCGCCGCTCATCAACGCGGAATGGTCGCGCTCTCGCGCAATGCGTTTCCGGCGTGGGGGATGCGAGACGCGCTGCACTTGGGCCCGATTCCCGGCCTCGCGGTCGGCGACCGCGTCGTCCTAAGCGGGCTCCCGGCGAGCGCGCCGACGCCGGAATGGACGCCGATCGTCGAGGGATGGACGCACACAATCACGGGCCCGACGTGGGAGCTCGAGCTCGCGCTCTCGGACCCGAGCGCGTCCGGGCTCGCGCTGCAATGGCAGGAGCTCGCGCCGAGCGGCTCGACGTGGGCGGCGACGCCGCCGCTCGAGTGGAACGAGGCCGACGAGCTCGGCGACTTTCAACCGTAGGAGGCGCGAATGCCTGCACAAACCCCGATCCTGAAACTCCCGTACCCGCTCTCGAGCGATCAAGTCGCCGAGGGCGCCGCGGATATGCAGGCGCTCGCCGAGCGGCTCGAGGCGCTGTTCGGGACGCCGGTCGCGCCGGCTATGACGAGTAAGGCGCCGGCGAACCCGCCCGCGATCGGGCACGCCGACTATCGGATGGCCGGGCTCGCCGGCACGATCACGCCGGTTCGCTCGGGAAATGTCGTGTTCTCGATTAGCTACGCGAAAAACTCCTGGCAGCTAAAAACCCGGTTCGCCTATGACGCCGGCGCGACGGCGCCTAAGAACGGCGACCCTGCGACTGGAATCGTCCTCGGGCCCGACATCGGAACGAGCGGCGGCGCCTACGTTTACATCATCCCGGTTCCCGGCCTCACGCGCGGGCAACCGTACTGGTTCGACCTCTGGCAATGCTCCCACGACACCGGGATATGTCAGATGATCGGGCCGCAACTCTCGGCGTGGGAGCTATGACGATCGTCGCGCTCGTCCTCTCGCTCGCCGGCGACGGCGTCGCGCTCCTCGCGATCCTCGCCGTTCGAGGCTACGCGCGCGAGCTCGACGAGCGGCTCGACGAGCTCGAGCGCCGGCAGAATCGCCGGCGCTAGCGTGAGTCGGACCTGTTACCCTCGCCGCTTCGCAGACGTCCCGGCCGGAGGGGGGACCGAATGAGCGGCGAGAATCGCTCTGCGGCGAAACCGACGCTCGAGCGCGAGCTCCTCGAGGAGCTCGAGCGGCTCCTACGCCGTCGAGCCATCCCGGAACGTGATCCGGACCCTCGAGGCGACGGTTTCCGACTTCCGGGCGCGACCCTTAGCGGTCCCGCGGCGAACCTCGACCCGGTCGAGGACGACGGCGAGTAGCGCGCGCTTTTCGTCGATCGTCGTCTCGGGCTGATACCAAACCTCGCGCAGCGTCGCGCGAATCGCCTCGACCGCGTCGACGTCGCCGAGCTCGGCGAGCTCGCGCTCGATCCTCTCGACGTTCGCCTGGCGCGCGTCGACGCCGGCCTGGAATAGCGCCGGCGCGAGGCCGAAGTTATCCGGCGACGTGACGAAATCCTCGAGGCCTCGACGAGCGTCCCGGAGCTCGAGCTCGAGCGCGCCGCGGCCGCGATCGCCGAGCTCGACCTCGACGCTCTCGTCGGCGACGGGCCCGCACCATTCCATGAGCGCGT